CCTGCACCATCACCAGCAGTAAAACCATCCTCATCAAAAGGCTCACTAAATACCATCTCTGCAGGAGCAGTAGACTTACCTGCGTAAAACATGTGAGACTTATATGCTGCAATAAACTTAGAACCAGCAACAGCACTATTACCAACATCTGTAGCTGCACCTGCTGCGTTAAATACTGTAGGTGCGTTTGTTTCGTCTACAACAATAATCTTATCATTACCATCAAAGTTAAAACGTTCGTAGCGATACTTTACAGCGTTAGTTCTGCCTGTATCTATTGTTGTCCAATTCTCTGAAACTACGTTTCTAAGTACATGTTCTGCAGCAACACTGCTAGAGGTAGCTCTAGTTACACCAGTAAGGGTCTTGCCACTTACACCAGTGTACGTAAATATCTCATCACTAATCTGCACGGTTCCACTAGAAGAAAACCCTGTAGTAGAGTTTAGTGTAATAACCCCAGAGCCTGACATGCTGGTAGTAGAAAGTATCTTAGCTCCAAGCTCATTAGAAGCAGAAATAAATATCTTCTCACCTCTAGCTGCTACAACTTTATTAGCAAACGTAGTAACTAAAAGTATCTTTTCAGACGAAAGAGAAGTCTGAGGTACAATCTGATGTACATACTTAGTGTGACCGCTAATACGTCTGTAGCCACCCTGAATGTCAGGCTCAAAGTTTTCTAGCTCTAAAGCCTCTCCCGGTTGCATAAGAAAAGTAGAACGGTTTAAAACTAAACCTCCCTCACAGTTAAATGCTACTGGTTGTACTTGAGAATTATCAGGCATTAAAACAATATCCCTACATTAAACCCTTTAGGTCTATGTATTACAGTAGAACGGACATACTCAAACTTATTAATAAGCAAGCTTTGCATGTTTTTAATGCCCTGCTCAAACCGTTGAAAGTTTAATTGATATTGGGCTGTCTCGCCTCTATATTGATAAACAAAGGCTGCTGCACCGTCTGCAATAATAGGCTTAAACCTGTCAGGAATAGTGGTAGTATCGCCATGTGCAGAAAGATCATCAGGGAATGTAAAGAAGTCAAACGCTAAAGTATACTCTTTGTCAGGGAAAGGGTATAGTAGGTAATTATTATCTAGTGTGCGTACAATGAACTGAGGTACACCTCCATTGGTAAACTGTGTAACAGTTACGCCGCTACTGTGAGTTGCTGCAGTGGTGCTGTTAGCGCCTCTGGTGCAGCCTGTGAGGTCGTTACCTGATATTGCTGTATAGCTAACTTGCTCACCACCAATGTATACAGTACCTGTCGCTGAGAAGTCTGTAGAGGAAGTAAGCGTAAGTGTAGTTACAGAGCTTGAATGAGAGCCATTTAGTGTTGTAGTTATAACATCATCTTCTTGATTAACAAACTCTTTACTGATGTATTCGTTGTAATCAAGGTTAGCTAAGTTGCTACCAGCGGCATTAAGCGTGGTGCTTCTTTTAATTCTTGCTGTATTGTAATCTACGTGTTTGGCGCTGGCTGGTAGGCTATACCTTGATACGCCGGGAACTAGAGTAGAAGCATTAGTGGCATGGTTAAAAGGATACGTAAACTCTTTTTGATTAATGTAACGTATAGACTCATTAACAGCATTCTTACATTGGGTCTGCACACCTCTGGAATCTGCAAAGTTAGCAGAAGTAAGCACTACTTCATTCATACGAGTAATAACATCATTAGTCAATGTAAGAAATGTAAGAGCCATTATGCTTCCTTAAGATGTGACAAAGGGGCCAGCGTATAGCCAGCCCCTAAGTGTACTTTAAGTTATGCCAGCAGATCACGTGAAGCTACAGCAGCCTCAGTGTGAGCAGCCGAAATATCTGCAATCACTGCATAGACACGTAAGCGTCCAGTAGCAGCAGCAGCACCAGCGACAACAACATCAATGGTATCTGAAGCAGCTACACCAGCTAGTTGTGAAGCATGGAAGTCTGCATTAGGTGTAGAAGCTGCACCAGTACCAACAGTATTAGTATACCCATTAGTACCTGCTGCAAGGTATGTACCAGCAGCAGCATCAAGCGCAGCACCATCAATGATGTCATCTCCACCAGCATAGTCAATATTACAAGTACAACTTGCAGTAAAGGACTTCATGATTTCCGCACCAGCAGTCAGGACTACTGACTCAGAAGGGATTTCAAGTAGTTGGAAGATGTCACCATTAGCAATGGTAGCACCCGCAGTAATCATAGCATCAATATCTAAGATTGCTTCAATAGTGCGAACAGAATTACCGACAACTGTTGGAACAGCAAGAACATTTGCCCCAACACCAGCGGTAGTACTGACAGTCATATCAAACGTAGCCATAGTTTATTACTCCCTTATGCTGCGTTGTAACGGGCAGTAACGATTGCTTCAGGACGAAGAATCTTACGACCGTATAGATGCATACCACGAACAATGTCAGCAAAGCTGTCAGGGTCACGATAAGTTTCTGTCTTGTTGATTTGCTCAGCAGTTGCAACAGCGGAGTCATGTCCTGCGACAATAACACCGAAATTAGTCAACTGATTAGCAGTTCCTGAAGTTCCCGGTCCAGTGCCAAGTGCTGGCAGATTGGATGAGGAATAGACACGGAAGCCGTGGAAGTTGTTAACGGTCAAACCGTTACGCAGTCCACCTGATTCACCGAAGTCTGCATTCATGAAACGTGAATCCTCGTCTGCAAGGATTTCCATAAACACCGGGTCAACGATCAGCCATCTCGCTTGTGAGTCAACTTGCTGTTGATCAAGTACACGCTTCATACGAGCAATGATCATTGCAGGTGAAACAGTAGCCGTTGGAAGCGAGGTTGCCCCCGGCATACGTGCAGTCACAGGAATTGAGTGTGTACCCGAAGATGCAGTGGTAATATTACCAAAGTCAGATTTGTGAAGCTGCATACTACCCAGAAGCTCATTGCCTTCTGCAGTGCTGATAGCTTTACTACCGTTAACTGCATCATTGAGGGCGTTGGCTTGGTTGTGCAAAGAACCCTGCTTATAACCTGCCATGTAACCAAGGACTTCTTGGTCATGTTGGTCAGCAAGACGATAAGCAGCACGATCAGTGGCAAGTTGCATGAAATTTACATGCGAATGGGCCTCTTCAATATCGTCCATCTTAAAGGCAAAATAGTTAGCCTTATCAATGGTTAACTGAAATTCGGCATCTTCTAAATCTTGTGCTGTGACCTGTGTACCACGGGCATAAGACGAGACAGAAATTTCTGGTTCCTTGATAATCTTGACTGTATCGCCTTGAGCAGAAATCTCACCGAAGTAATCAGAGTTGGTTACTGCGCCTACGACTGTACTCTTACGAAAGGCAAGTTGTACTTTTTTGGAATAAATGATAGGACTGAAATTACCGTTTGGTAAATTGCCATATCCTGTTGCGGTTGTAAAAGCCATGAGTATATCCTCCATTGAATGTTTTTGGCTTAGGTTTAATTAAGCTAAAACAATTAGATTCAAGAGGCTGTACGTTCTAGGGTGGCGTTACAATAACGGGCCTGTAATTGTTCAGGTAGGTCTTAACTAAAATGTTTTGCTTAGAGTATACTAAAGTAAAAGGTGGCTACCTATAGTAGGGCTTTATCTTTAGTGGTAGTATTGACACCCATAGTTATACTTGTAAATCTATGAGTGTCAAGTGTTTATTTTAAATTAATTATCTAGCACCGCCAGAAAGATCATAGACAAACTTTCCACTGCGTTGAGACTCAGCAATAGCGTCCATGTTTTTCTCAAAGTCTTTATCTGACATATTCTTTACTTGAGACTCACTGAAAGCACCCTCCAAGTCCACAGTATCAGGCTTAGTACCACGCTTGCTTACTACTGCCTTAGCTGCTTCCTTACTAGCCTTTTTACGAGACTTAGTGTCCATGCCCTTGTCTGACTTATACAAATCAATAACACGTACCACAGAGCGAGGATCATCTTGGTTCTCATACAAAGCATCTTGTACCCACTTAGGCTGTTCCCCTGCCCAATCGTGGAACTCATCGCTTTCTTTAAGATCATCAAAGTCTGTGTGAGCAGTCCTGATAGCATCCATAGACTTGTCACGGTCAGCTTGAGCAGACATCTCATCAATCTGCTTTAGACGATCCTCTGCGTGACTAAACTTCTCTTGAGCTTTCTTCTCTGCAATAGTCTCAACGATAGCTGCTACATCAGGGTACTTGTCAGCCCACGCTTGGATGTCCTCATCAGACTTGGGTGGACGTACAGAGCCTTGCTCTTTAGCATTCTCTAGTTGAGCTTTGATAGCTTTGAGTTCTGCTGCAGTATTGCTTTGAAGCTTACGGATGTCATCGTAGCGTTTCTTGTAAGTACGCTCCTCACCTGTCTCAGGCTCTTTCTCCGCTTTAGCTTCTACAACTTCAGTTTCTTCTTCTTCTTGCTCTTCCTCGCTAGAAGCAGTAAGCTCTTCTAGTTCAGCCTCTGCTTCAGCAATACGCCGTGCGTTAGCGTTGTTGTACTTTGAGTCTACAAAACCTGCTACTTTAGGTTTTTCCATTACCGTCATTTCTGCTGGCATAATTAGTTCCTTATGTTATGGCCTAGTACCTAAGCCTTTACTTTTCTTCTTCTTGGTCTTCGCTGGTTCGTTCACTGTTACGTAACCCCCGTTAGCGTAACTCTTAGTTTTCTTTTTCTTTAGTAAGCCGCCTTTGTTGTAAAAGTCAGAATCATATTCAACTTTATTGACATAACGGTCTTCGCCCTTTCCAAACCCTCCTGCAGACGGTGTGTAATCAACATTAGCAGTACCGCCGCCAGCCTCATTATTGCCATAGGTACTACCGCCGCCAGCCGAAGTTGGGGTGCGGGGTTCAAAAGCAAATACTGGACCATCATCATCATTATTATTAATCGTTGGAGGAAGCTTAGTCACGGCAATTTCAGGCGTATCTTCAGGGGTAACTTTAGGTCTCAATCGTCTACCAAAAGTATTTGTGTTGAGGTTTGTGACAGTCTCATATTCAGGGCCAAATAAATCAGGTTTACTTTCTCCTTCATTTTGAGCAGACACTATTGCATCTGGAGCAAGTTCGGCTGTTGAGTCACCTATTTCTGTTGTAGAAATCTCTTCTGGGCTACCAAGAATATCAGAGCCAATACCGAAAGGTGCTACAAGAGATGATGCTAAACTTTGTGCGCCCCCTTCAAGTATTGAGGTAAGACCTTTTTTTAGTTGTTCAGGGTTAACTTCTTCATTTGGATCAAATGTATAAGGAGAGCCAAAGCCTTTAATTTTTCTTAATCTGTCCAGCTTAGGTCGCCTTGGGTCATTTTTTGGTACACCGAAAAAGTTTACTCCAAGCTTTTTAAGAGTTCCCCCTGTAGCTACATCTTGACCTTTTATAAAGCGATTAAACTTAACTGCTAAAGAAGATTTAGCTGCACCCTCTTCCATAGCATTTATTGAATCTTTAAACCCGTCTACGGCAACTCTCATACTAGCATCAGATAACGCTACAACCGTAGCTCCT